CTACAATGGCAGAAATAGAGTACGCAGGAGTTAAGGTAGGGGGTAGTAAGGCTCTACTAATAATACCCCTCTTAGGGACAATCCTTGGAGCTCTGTGGGGTGGTTTTGAAGTATATCAGAGATACTTAGATATGGAAGCTAAGATTGCTGCGTTTGAGTCACCTGATTTATCTAGTATAGAAAAAGATTTAGCAGTTATAAACGAACACATGGAAACAGTAAATGTACACATGGAGTTTGTTAGCAAAGAAATTGATTTGTTTACACAAGAAGTTGAATCAGTAAAAGATAATGTTGATGAACAAATTAAATATGTAAAAGAAGTCAAGGTAGAAGTTAGAGAAGATATGCGACACCTTGAAAGTATTGTTAATGATGTTGAATCAGATTTACAGGAACAGCAAAAAGATATTAAAGAGATGATTGACATTGCTGAAAAAAGATTTGATGACAGAAGAGATTCTCTTTATTCTGATACAGATAGAAAGATTAAAGAGTTAGAAAAGAGGCTTGGAAGTAAACTACAAAGAGCCTTAGATAACCCACTAGCAAACTAAGGAGATAATATGGGATACGGTAAAAAACCAAAGAAAAAATAATGGCACTTACTCAAAGACAAAAAACTGCAATGGAAAGACACAAAGAACACCATACTGCTAAACATATGAGAGAAATGAGAAGGCTAATGAATAATGGTAAAACATTTACAGAGTCACATAGAATAGCTATGAAACGAGTGGGGCGTTGATTAATGGAAGAAAAACTTAATCGTATGCAATTACAATTAGACAAGCACTCTGGACAAATAGCAAAGCTGTTTAGCAAGATTGATGACACTAATTTATGCATACAAAAAATTAACACTTCTTTACTTCAGATTAAATGGGGTGTCTTTGGTGCATTTGCTTGGTACATTATAGGACAAGTAGGAATTATAGAAGCATTGAGGTTAGCTATATGATAGCATTTTTAACTAATGTAGCACCAATAGCACTAGGCTTTGTTGCTAAGTTGTTTGCACTTAAAAGTCAAGCAGCAGCAGAAAACCAAAAGCTAATGATACAGAACTTGCAAGCACGCAATGATTCTATTAATCAAGCAAGAGATAGGGCAGACAAAGAAAGTCCTATGGCTGCCCTTAATCGTAGAGTCATTATTTTTGTTATCTTAGCACTTATAATATTTACACAAGTAGCACCAGTGTGGTTTAATGTGCCTACAGTTATACCTAATACTATAGAAGGGTTTAGTTTCTTTGGTATACAATTTACACCAGACATAGTAGAGTATATAGAAATACAAGCAGGCTCAGTATTAAAGATGGATGAAATCTTTGGGTGGGCAACAATGATTATAGAATTTTATTTTGGTGCACAATTAGCCAAGGGGAAGTAGATGACATACAGACAAATTATTAACTCAGTATTACGTAGGTTAAGAGAAGATAGTATAGGCAGTGACTGGTCAGGTGCACTAATAGATGCTGCTGGTCCATCAGACTACCAAGTATTAATAGGTGACTTTGTTAATGAAGTTAAAAGAGAAGTAGAAGATGCTTGGGACTGGACATCATTAAGACGTGTAGAAACAGTAGCTACTGTAGCTGATTCACGAACTTATACTATACCGGGTACTTCACAAAGAACTAGATTACTATCAGTACAGGAACAAGAACAAGGACAAATGTTACAAGGCGTACCTGATTCTTGGATTAGGTCAACTCAATACCCTAGTCCTGATAGCTCAGGTGTTCCTTCTTACTTTTCTATTAATTCAACTGTTAGTGGATTAGGAGAAGTAGGTGCTTTAAGAGCACAATTATATCCTAAACCTGACCAAGTTTATAATGTTAATTATTATGTAGTTGACCCACAAGATGATTTAACAAATGCAACAGATACCTTGACATGTCCTGAGTTTCCTGTTATAATGGGGGTATGGGCACGAGCTATCGCTGAACGTGGCGAAGATGGTGGAACATTATCAGACTTAGCACAGATGCAGTATCAACAAGCATTGTCAGATGCAATTCAACAAGATGTAGGCAGACACTCAGATGAGGTAATTTGGAATGGCGTCTAAACCAATACAACCCCTTGTATTAGACTCTATAGGTATCTATGGATTAAACAGGCAGTCGTCAGCTGCTAGTTTACCACCACAGTTCTTAACAACAGCTAACAATATTATGTTAGATGAGAAAGGACGTGTAACTACTAGAGAAGGAATAAAACAAGTAACAGATAATGTACATACTGGCAGTTTAGATACTGACGGTAATCCTACAGCTAATACATTAAAAGTTAAATCATTAGGTGAGTATAGAAGTGCAACAGGAGCTACTACTTTGTTTGCAGGAGCAGGTGCTAATCTTTATAAAATAAACGTAGCTAATACTCCTTACACTTTAGACGCACAAACTTTTGGTGGTTCTGCAACTACTAAAACTGATGGCAACTGGCAATTTACAAACTTTAATAACCAGTTTTATGGGGTACAATCTGGAAACAAACCTGTTAATTATGATGGCACTACATGGAAAGATTTAGAAGATGTAGGAAGTTATGCTGCTCCTGCAGGAGTCACTAACTTTACACCTTCTTGTGTTCTTGGAGAATTTGGAAGATTATGGACAGGAAACATAGGTGAAAATAAGGATGTTGTTTATTATTCTGATTTACTTATTGGTCACAAGTTTCAGGGTGGAAGTGCAGGAGCTATTGATTTAAAAGGAGTATGGTCAGGCGATGAAATAATCTCAATTAATGGCTTTATGGGTAAGCTTGTTATTTTTGGTAAAAATAATATAGTTATATTTAATGGTCCTTGGGATGTTAATTTTACTTCTACTGCTTCTACTTTTGGATTAGACGAAATTATTGAAGGTGTTGGTTGTGTAGCTAGAGATTCAATTCAGTTAGTTGGTGATGACATTGTATTTTTAAGTTCATCAGGTGTACGGTCATTAGGACGTACAATGCAACAAGACAAGATGCCACTAACAGATTTAAGTTTGGCTGTTAAAGATGAAATAAGAACACACACAGTTACTGCAGATTTAACTAGGGTTAAAGCTCAATATGACTTATCTACTGGAACATACATATTATCTTTTGGTGGAAAAAACATTGTTTATATATTTGATTTTAAAGCGTCAACTCCTGATGGTTCTCCTCGTATAACAACTTGGAATTTTGATAGTAAGAAAAATCCTGGAGCTTTGTTATCAACAGATGATTTTTTATATGTTGGTTTGGGTGATACAACTTACTTTGGTAAAGTAGCTACCTACTCAGGGTTTTATGATGTAGAGAAAAAAGATGTTACTGCTAGTTTTGGTACATCAAGTGCATGTACAACTGCTGGACACACGTGGGAATCTAATACTAGTAAATGCTATCAAGATATAGACAACACATATCAAGCAGATTTTAAAACTACATGGTTAGATTTTGAACAGCCGGGTATATCTAAATTTTTAAAAAGATTCTTAGCTATATGGTCAGGTGGTAAGAACATGAATGTAACACTTAACTGGTTTAGAGATTACAATGTTAATCCTACATCAGCTAACTTTACATTAGACCCTACTACTGGTGGAGTTAATTATTTGTGGGGACAAGGTAAGTATGGCAATGCCAAGTATGCTACTGCTTTCCAACCTACAGAGTACAAAGTATCTATGTCAAAAGCAGCTAAGGTTGTTAGACTACAGATAATACAAACGGTAAAGGGTTTTAAGGCTTCTTTACAAAACATTTCTATTTGGGCAAAACAAGGGAAGATAAGATGAGTAATTATAATTTACAAATAGCTTGGTCAGGTAAGGATGCTTTAAGTGATTCAGACCCAGACAAGATAGTTAGTGGTGGTGACTTTAATACAGAGTTTCTTGCGGTTAAAACTGCTGTTAATTCTAAAGCAGACTTAGCAAACACAAGTCAAGTAGTCACTGCTGCAACAGCAAGTGCAGGAACCAATACTAATCAAGTAGCAACAACAGCGTTTGTTACAGCAGCTATAACAGCAGATGCTTTACCTTCTACTTCTAATGGTTATGGAACTAGAACAGTAACTACAGGTGCACCTTCAGGCGGTTCAGACGGTGACATACATTATCAAGTAGCAAGCTAACATGGCTAAATCTTTAAACATAAAACACTCAGGTGCTTGGAAACAACCAACAAAGGTTTCTGTAAAACAGGGTGGTACATGGAAAGAAGTATTAACAGGTAGTGTTAAACAAGGCGGTGCTTGGAAACCTTTTTATCAAAGAAAATTTACATATACTGTTTCAAGCAACACAAACCAATTAGATTTAGATACAGCTTTAACTGCTGACAATAAACTAGGTGATGTAGATGTTGTTATTAATTCTGGAGTTTATGTTTACTCTAACTCTACAGGCACTCCTGCATTAAGAACAGGTAGTGGTGTAGCAGGTGTATTAACAATTATTAATAATGGCTATATTTACGGTGCTGGAGGCACTGGAGGTACTGGAGGCTCTCCTGCTAATAATGGCGGTTCAGGTGGTAATGGCGGTACAGCTTTATACTTAGAAAAAGATATTATTTTAACCAACAACTCCAACGAAATTAAAGGTGGCGGTGGCGGTGGAGGAGGCGGTGGCGGTGCTAGAGCTGACCAAATTTTTTCTGACTCTGACCACGCTGGTGGTGGTGGAGGCGGAGGTGGACAATCCTTTGGCTCTGGTGGAGCAAGAAATGCTACTTGTAGTGGTTCACAATGTAATGCTGCTTCTGCTAATGGTTCAGCAGGAACTCTTTCAGGAGCAGGTTCAGGTGGAAGGGGAGCAGATGTAGATGGTGATGCACAAGCAGGCTCTGGAGGAAATGGAGGAGCAGTAGGTCAATCAGGTTCTACAGGACAAACTGCACCTAATGGAAATGAAGGAAGAGGTTCTGGTGGCTCAGGTGGTTCAGCAGGAACAGCAATAGTAACTAACGGTCACAGTACCAGTTAAATAGGAGAATAAGACATGGCAGCATGGATGAAATTAGGAGCAAGCTTATTAAGCGGAGTTTTAGCTAATAGAGAAGCAAAAAAGGCTCAAGGTGCAGCTAATGAAGCAGCTGATTTTGCACTAAGTGAAAGTCAACTAAGAGAATACCAAGGATTGTTTGGTGGCTATGACCCTGATAGCGGTGAGTATTTAAACACTGAATTTGGTGATATGATGAACCAATACATGAATAGAAGCACAAACGCTTTTAATCAAATTGGTAATTTTAGTCCTGAACAGTATGCTGAACAAATGTATCAAACAGACTTAGCATTGCTTAATCCTGAGTTTGAGCAACAAGCTTTAGAACAAGAATCAAGATTAGCACAACAAGGAAGATTAGGAACAACAGGTGGAGCAGGTGCTTATGGTGGTTTAATGCAAGCACAAAACATGAACAGAATGAAGGCACGTCAACAATCCTATGTTAAATCACAGCAACAACTAGATAATATGAGGCGTAGACAACAAGAAGATATGATGGCTGCTATAGGCATAGGTCAATTAGCTACTCCTTATGGAAAAATGTCTATAGACCAAGCAAGATTTAGAAGTGGCAATGCTTGGAATGCAGCTAACATGAGGTCAGGTGCAGCTCTAGGAAGAGCAGGAGCTATGGCTGGCTTGTATGGTAGTGCTTTAAAAGGTTTTAATAGTCAAGAAAACATAAGTAATCCATTTGCAGGTATGTTTAGTAGAAATAGATATACTCCACCTGTCGGAACTTCTGGCTACAACATACATTCTATGGGAAAGTAGAATCCCCTATAGGTAAAATAACACCTTACGGGGGAGCAGGTTACGAAGAATTTACAATAGATGATAGCTATGGAAATTTTACTATGAGTGACACTGGTGTACCTTTTTCAAGAAGATTTAACACAGGTCTTTTACAGTATTCACCCAATTATTAAAAAGGAATAATTATGGCAACACAATCAATGTTTGGAAATCAATACCAACAAGCAATTATTGATGAACAAAACCAAAGAAGGAATCAAGCTCAAACTGGTGGGCTTACTGGTTGGGCAGCAATTACTAATGCCATGTCTGGTATAGGTAGTGAAATAGGTTTTGAAAGTGGACAAGCCATGGGTGGTATGACACCTGCTCAAATGCAACAAGCTAATTATCAATCAATTATAGATAGTGTTCCTAACTTTGACCCTACCAATTCTGAGAGTGTTTCACAAATGGCTTCAGCAATGTGGACTGGTGGTGAGTATGATATGGCAATGCAGTTTTATGATAGAAGTCAAGACATGAAAGCTGCTGACCTTCAAGTAGATATTGCAGAAATACAACTAGACAAGTTAAAAAATCCTGACAGAAAAATGACTCAGTTAGGAGATGGTTATTTTTATTGGACAGATACTTTAGGTAGTGCAGAAGGTCCACAAAGAGTTGATTCTAGCATAGTTAAAAAAACAGAACAAAAGTCAGCTGAGTTTCAAGCTTTAAATCAAAAGAGAGATGAGCTGATTAAAGAACACGGTGAAACTTTAGGAAATGAGAAGTTCTTAGAATACGCACAAGGTTTAGACGTTGAAACAGCAAGTGCAGGAACTAAAAATGCAATAGGAACTACAATCTTCCAAGCTACTATGAAAAACAGAGATGCTATTGCAGATAAACTAGGTAAGATAAGCACAGGCATAAGTCAGTTTGCTCAAGCCAAATCAGGCTCTGCAGCAGCAGGTGAAATTGCTGAAACATTAATCGCACAGATTTTTGAGGACAAGCGACAAGCTACTTCTGAAATTAGAAGAATAGCTAGTGCTGGTAATTTAGTAGAGAATGTAACTGACTTTGCAAATACTGTTTTCAGCGGTGTTAAGACAGCAGAGCATTACCAAGCCTTTATAAAGACTTTACAAATATATGAACAAGAGCAAATGAAAAAATACAATTCAAGTAATGAGTCTTTAAAACAGATAGGAATTGATTATAGTTTTGATGTTCCTGAGTCAGTTTTTCAAGTTTACACCCCAAGAGATGGAAGCACAAAAGAAAAAATAAAACAATGGAATCCTGAAACACAAACATTTGACTTAGTAGATAGATAAGGAATAAAATGGCTCAAGAATACCAAGAAATTAAAGTTGGCAATGAAATATTAAGGTTTCCTGCAGAGATGTCTGATGATGATATTGCAAAAGCAATTCAAGGAGATACAAGCATACAAGCTCAATTAGCAGATGATGCTATAGAGTATGAAGAAGGACTATACACAGGAAAAATGAAAGCCGGTGTAACAGCTAGTCTTTCCTTTTTTGAAGCTGTTGCTGAAAATCCGATATGGTCTAAAATATATGATGACATGACCACAGTTGGTGGTACCGGTGAGTTAGATGCTCCGGGAAGTGTTAAGGCAATGGGAACTCAGTTTACACAGGACTTTGAAGAGAATGAAATGAAATGGGCAGAAAGGACTGCTGATTTCTTTGGTTGGGACCAATACGACATAAATTTACTTCCTAAAGACCAAATAGAAGCAACTTTAGCTACTGGTGCTTACATGATGACAGACCCTTTAGTTTTAGCTAGTAAGGCTAAAAGCGTAGGTGAGTTTGTTTTAAAAATTCCTTATTCTATGGCACAGTGGGCAGGTATTGGAGCCACTTCTTCAGTTGCTGCTCAAACAGCAGGGCAAGTAGAAGAAGCAATTAGGGGAGAAGATTCAGGAGTATCAAGCACAATAGCAGGAGTATCTTCAGCAATTCTTACTGGTAAATATACTCAGCCAGTTGTTAATACAATGGCTACAAAGACAAAAGACTTGTTATCAGGGAAAGGTTTTAAAAATGAAGCTAGTCTTATAAAGTCTACCATTGAAACCCAATCACAAAAGTTTGCACATGCTAACATTAAAAATATACTAAAGGAAGTGTCAAAAGTAGAAGGTAAAGATGTAGAAGTAATAATGCAAGATTTTGCTAAGATTTCTCATTATTTTGATGATGTTGATATACCTTTCTTTTTAGCTATGTCCGACAACCCTGTAGTTGCAGGTGAGCTTAATAAACTAATTAGAAAAAATCCTTCAGTAAGAGCTCAAGTAGAAGATGAGATAACAAAGATTGTTAATGCTATTGAAGGAAAAGCAAATAGAATGTTTGGTGTTCCAATAGTAGGTAAATCTTTAGAGGAAGCAATTCCTACTTCCGTAGTAAGAACTGAATTATGGTATAGACTAGATAATTTAAAAACTAACATGGCTAAAACTCAGGATAAGATTGATGAGTTAGGAGCTAACTATCTTCCTGCAAGCACAATGGCACAGAGAGGAAAAGAAATTGAAGCATTAGTTAAGTTAAAAAAGGAACAGGCTAGAGCAGTAAGAGAGCTTGAGTATTCAGCAATATTAAACTCAGCTAAGAAAAACAATGTAAAAATGCCTAAAGAGGGTGTAGAGCAGATTTGGAGGTATGTTGACTCTTTACAACTACAAAACAAATTTGGTGTAGGAACTGTATTAGAGTCTAAGATTAGAACATTGTTAAGACCAACAGTAAAAACTACAAAAACTAAAGACGCATCAGGTAAGACTGTTACAACAAGAACAGAAACATTTAAACCAATGACTTTTGCTGATGTAAACTCTCTTAAAAAAGAAATTAATAAACAACTTAGAAGAAACCCTTCTGCTGACACTGTAAACATGTTACAAGATTTAAGAGATGTACTAGATGATGCAAGAACTACAATACCGGGAACTTATAGTTCAGCTTTAAAACTAGCAGATGAAAACTACTATAAGCATATTGGACTACCTTTTGGAGAGCAAGGCATAAAAGAAATATCAAGTGCTAAGTATGCTCAACAAATTGCTCCAGTTGTCGTTCAGAACGCAGAGTCTTTAAATCAGTTTTATAATGTTGTAGGTAGAGAAAAAGGTGTAGACATTGCTAAGAATGCTTTCTTAGCTGAAGTATATGAAAAGTCAGTTATTAATGGACAGCTACAGCCTAAACTACTTCAAAGTCTTATAAAGAAAAAGTCAGAGGTCATAGACTTAATTCCGGGTTTAAGAGATGAATTAAATCAGTCTGTAAATACACAAGGTTATTTATCTAACAGAATAAACACTCTTAATGAAGTATGGAAGTCACAAGAAAAGAAAATAGGCGACCATTTCTTACTAAAAGCAGGTGGTGTAGAAGGCTATCAGCCATCTGAAGTTGTTAATAGAATGGTCAACAACAGAGAATACATGTCTAAGATTATTGCTGATGTTGACAGACTTCCTAAGAATGTTCAAGGTCCTATAAGAAATACTATTAGGAGAGAGTTTGTAGAGCAACTACAAGCCATAGGAGCCAAGCAAGGTAAATCTTCTTTAGAGTGGCTAACTAACCCTGAGAACGCTTACACTATACAAAAAGTTATGGGTAAGGGTTTTCAGAATGATATGAGAGCATTTGCTAGGTTAAGCGATAAGATTAATAGACTTAGTCCTGAAAAAGTGGCTAATATGCCTACCAATCCTCTTTATGACGTTGTTCAAGCTAAGACAGGGGTAGACCTGCCTTCTATTGTTTCGTTAATAAGACGACCAATTATTAGTCCTCAGCAGAAAGCTGTTATATTAGCCTCTAGGATATGGACTGGTGGAAGAATGAGTAGAGCTGATAAACAAATGCAAGATATATTGTTCTCTGATTTAAAAGGAATTGAAGAGTTTTATAAACTAGAAAAACTAGCTAAAAAAACAAACATGTCTGATGAAGTATTGCTTAGTAAATACACAGACATATTGGTAAACATTGCTCCTAGATACTTTATGGCGGTTGAAGGAGATGTTAAGAGAGATGCAATTCAAGAAGATTTAGAAGAACAACAAATACAGTATCAAATGGGAATTTAACAAAGGAATTAGAAATGGCTGAAATGATGGGAATGATGAGTGGTGGTAATGATTTCTCTTGGAACTCTGATACTATCTTTGATAAGATAGGTAATCAAGAAAAGAGAGAAGAGTATTTAAGCGAGCTTAGTGGAACAGGAAACAATGAAAGAGAGATGATAGAGCAACTTCGTTCTTTAACTAAGCAAGAAATGAAGGCTGTTCTTTATGACTTACCCCCTGAAACAAGAGAAGAGTTTATAAACGATTATTATGGTTTACCTCAAATGAGTCCAGAAAACATGTCTGTGTCACCTGAAATGACAATTACTGGTCCTGAAACTGCTCCAAGTTCTGGCATGCTTCCTCCATTAGAACTTAAAGCTTCAATGAATTTGTAATGACTGGTCTTTTTAATTATGTAAAAGGTGGACTAACTGCAAAAAAGTTAGTGGATATTTTTACAAATAGAAAAAAACTTTCAGATGATGCTAAAAAGAAATCTGAGTTTGTTATGTCCTCTAAAGATAAGGATGGTAATTTAATTTATCCAAATGCTGATAAAGATTTATTATCACATTATTTTTTATCTGGACACATGACTAATGAAGTAGGTCCGGGTTTATCTTTCGCAATAGGAGTAGGTAAAGAAGCATTAGACAGTCAAAGATTTCCATATCTTAATCCCTCTCAAGGATATTTTAAGAACAGCACTGGTTTTTCTATGGATGATTTAGGAGCTGATTACGCAGGTGCAACAAACATGGACTTTAATGAAGCATATAAAAGAGGTTTGTTTACACATACCGAATCCGTACCGCAAAACAATGATTGGTCACAACCTTCTGTCTACGGTTACGGAGAAGGAAATTTTAAAAAGGTAATAGAAAAATTTAAGTAGATTTAGTAAGTAGGGTCATAAGTTTTACTAGACTAACTAGCTGTAACTTACTCGCATTATTATCCCCACCCATTACACTTTTCTTAGGAAGCTGAGGAAGGATTTCCTTTAGCTTATCAACAGGGAACACAAGGCTACAAATTAGCTCATTATCAAGAGTTAAGTTATGTACCCATAGGTCAGCCTCAGTTGCTTCTATTCCGCTTGGTTTGCCATAGCTTTGGCTCTCTATGCAGATGTTGCCAGTTTGTGCCCATCTGTCACGTTCTGTCTTTACTTCACAAGTTTTAGCACCAGAGAACATTTCATCAATGTATTTCTCCCATTGCTGTCCAAAGGACAAGTCAATGTCGAACTTCTTTAATTCTTTTATGTCTGTGCTTTTATTTAAAGGCATATTCTTTCCTTTTAGGTTTAAGTAGAATCTAGCAGTCCTGTCCAATTGAACAAGACCACTAGGATTTTTAGTAGGCTTACTTGCCTCCACTCGTTATATCTTTGTCGAGTAGTTTCCAAATAATGCCGGCTGCGATTATTCCTGCCAATCCTGCATTACCAAGTGTCCAAACAATATCAAGTATAGAACCAATTACATTTCCTGTAAGGAAGGCTACCTTTTGTCCAAAGATAATCTGTAACACAATTGATAAACTAATAAGTTTGATACCTACATCTATAGCACCATCAGCACCGTTTTTAAGTTTCTCTAACATATTTTACTCCTTTCTTTATTTGTAAAACAATAGGCTATACAAGCCACCCCTTTCTAAGAGCATCTAACCATATAACTATGTAGACTAGACACCCTGTAGAAATTATTCCGGCTAAAAAATAAACCGTGTACATAATTGATTCTAGTATTTTCATACTTCAAACCCTGTACAATTTATACTGTTCGCAGGAGAACACTTTAATTGTTCTTCCTTTTCTTGATGTATCTTCTCTTCAAAAGCACTACACGCTGACAATAATAATATTAACATTAGTGTCACTCCTCTATTATACCACATATTATTCTCCCAATTTAATTATTAAAAGTTGTAAAGCTAAAATAAGTAAGGCTGTTTCTATCATTCTATATCCCTCTCTTCTTCAACTAAATCAACTAATTCACATATACTACCAGTACAGGCTAGGGTTTTAGTGCTAACAGTTTGGTCAGTCAACTCATACTCGCTAATCAAATCCCAATTAACTTCCTTAGGCATCTTCCAAGCCAGTTCATCATGGGTTTTCTTATCACACTCTTCATAAGGTGCTTGTTGATATGAATGGTCTGAATGTGGTAGGAAGCTAACACCTGATACTTCATCGAAATGTTTGTAAACCCATGCACCTACTTCCATCCACTCATGTTCCCTAACACTAATAGTTACACTAGGCTTGTGCTCACAGTAGTATCTTTGATACATAAGCCATAAGTCTAACTGTTCTATAGCATTCCTTTCGTTCCTAGTAACAGCACCCTTAGGAGCTTTCATAGGGAAGGAGAATACTTTCACACTGTTAGGTTTCATCACATCAGGTTCAGCAGGTATGCCTTGGTCCTCCATTAGCTGTGCTATAGGGTCCTTAGCATCTGCTCTAACTCTACGGATATAGTAATCACTATGTCTGGTATGAATACCACTGGCACTATCAACTAACTGACTGACTGTACCACTAGGTTTAATAGCAGTAGTGGCAGTAGATTGTTGTATACCTAATAGCTCTGCCCAATGCTCGTTAGTCTTAACAGTTTCTTTCTTTA